CAGCGCCAGGACCTGTCCCAACTGGGACGCCCGCTCGACGCGCCGCCCCGCCCAAAAGCTGCCCGACACGAGCAGCCAGAGCAGCAGACACACACCGATGACTGCTACCGGCGCGTAACCAGCAGAAAAGCCGATAGGGCCACGAGTGGAAGGGTATAGCTCCGGGCGCGCCAGAAGGAGCGCAGTCCGAGGAAGCCCGGCTGATTCTTGCGCTGTTCGGTATGCCATGCCACCTCCGTATGCTGGAGGAGAAGAACGGTCTGCGTCAAGACCATCGAGTCGCCGTGGGCCCGTGCTTCGGCATTGAGCGCGCGGAGCTCGCAGTTCCCGAGGAGCGCCTGACACGCCTGCGTCTCGCCCGCAAGGGAATCGAAGACGAGACGTACCCCGACACGCAGCGTATCCGGGAGACGCGCCAGCAGACTATCGGCGGTGCGGTGCGCGCGGCGTGCCGCTTGTGACGCACTGGCGTAGCGCAGCGCGAGCACCTGAGAATCGGCCCGCAATCCCCGAGCGATACCGACGAGACTATCCCGGCTGGCCATCCACCGGGATGCGGAATCACGTTGCGCGGCTAACGCTGCTTCCAGCCGAATCTCGGCATCCGTCGCGCGGCCGGCTTGATGTGTGCCAAATGCGATTCCGCCGATGGCGAGTCCGACGAGCAGGACGACGAGCGGAGAGATTTTCACGCGCTTACTCTCAGAGGCGGCCGTAACCCGGCTAGCGGTTCCAGTGCGTCGCGTTTTCGAATCGCGCACAACATCGGCGTCAAACCGAGACGCTTTATCAAACGGTAGAGCGTCTGCCGATCTAGCCCGGCGACTGCGCGCGCCCGGATGAGATTGCCACCCGTTGCCGTGAGTAGATCGGTGAGATAGCGGCGCTGCCAGTTCGCTCGCTCCACCCGGTATGACTTCACAGCAACCAGCTCACGAGGCCCAGCCCGGCTGCGGGGGCCAGCACGTCCATGGCGCGATCCAGCCACGGCTGCTTGCCGACCGCGAAGGCGGTGTGTACCGCTTGCTCGGCTTCCCGCACGAGAAACGCAAATACACTGGCTACACAGGCCGCCGTCCAGCCAACGAGCGGCGTCAGCAGTGCGGCGAAGAGCAGTGCGATCCCCGTGTGCGTGAGCCACGAGCGCCAGTCGGCGACTTCTTGCCAGACCCACAGACGGCGAAGGAATGCGATCATACGCCTCCTAGTTCGTGAACAGTCAGGTAGTCTTGCTGCACGCCCCCCATCACGTCCATGAACTTCCGCAACGCCTGCCTGCTCTGCAGCACCGCCAGATGATCGAGGTAAAATCCCAGTTGTTTCCCCGGAGCAATGCAGCCTTCCAGTTCACTGGCGAGATTCGCGGCGTGAATCAGAATCCGGTCCCGTCCTGGCACGAGGATCAAATAGGCCGGGTACCCGCCTTTGTGGTAGGTGTCGAGTTGCATCTCGTACAACCCTGCGGAAATCCGGGGATGCTCGCCCGTACTCATGCGCTCCAAGGTGTACAGCGTCGAAGAGTCGTTGAGCGTGAACTGCCCGACCGTGCCGTGTGCCGTCTCAAGATAGCGCCGCAGCGTGACGGGCATTAGGTCGGGGGGGCTCCGCCGTCGGCTGCCTTCGCCGCACGGAAATCCGTCCGCCTTTTCACGCCGAAATGCGTGGTCGCGATGCCGTGGAGTCCCGCCAAGAATAGCAACCATCCATCGGGAGGAGTCCGGCCGAGTATCCAAGCAAACGCGGTGAGAAAGTCGAGCGCGATCGCGCTGGCGATGACCGCATTTGTACTTGGAAAAGTTGAGAGATGCGGCCAGCGATCGAGCCGCAGCTCGTGCGTGTCGCGCGCCGTTATGGCGTCCGCCGTGACCCGGTGAAGTCATTCGGATCCACGCAGTTTTGCCAGGGCGTCCGTTGCTTCTCCGCCACAGTCAGACAGAGCTGCTGCCGAATCAGGTCTCGTACGCCCTTGAGCTCATTCTCCATCTGCTGGCGATCAGCATCGCTTTCAATGGCCTTCACTTCCAACACGGACACCTTTTGGGGAATCTCCGACCAGCCCGAGAGCAGTGCCCCAGCACTTAACCCGCCGACGAACAGCGCGGCCATGATCCCCGCCGCCTTCCAGACATCAGGGACACGCGCTAAGAGTCTGAGCAACGCCATGCGGGTCCTCCTGGAAAACGAAAAGCCCCCATCGCGCCCAGTGCGGGCGAAACGGGGGGCTCGTGGTTATGAGTTATCCCCAGTCCTCAGACCTAATGTGGGGTTTTCCCGTGGCTTAGGCAATAGTTCCTATGGTTCGGGCTTCCTTCCCGCTTGCGCGGGCCGATGCTTGCGCTAGCTTGTGGCATGGTCAAACGCATCAAAAATCCGGACGCCGCTCGACTGGCAAAGTTGCGTCATGCAAAGTTGACGCCCGAACAGCGGTCAGCAATTGCGAAGAAGGCGTCCCTCGCTCGTTGGGCCAAGACGAGGAAACCGTGATGCGCTACACCATCGTTCTACTCGCCCTGCTCGCCCTCCCCGCCATGATCGAGGGCCAGACGCTACCCGTGCAGTACAAGGGCCTCGTCGACAGCCTCATGATAGCGGTCGGTACCTCGCCGACATCGCTAGTATATGAGCGACCAGTCGCCCCGGGTTCCGCTCTCGTAACGGCCATCGGCGAATTCAATGTTGCGACGGGGGGGATGACATTGTCACCGATGGCGCCGCGGCCGCGGCATACCTTGGCGCATGAGTTCGGCCACCTGTTGCAGTTCACCGACATGGGGCTGTTCTCGGAATGGTTTCATCAGGTTGACCGAGACTCGCTAGCCGGGCCGACAGTGGACGACCTCGAACATTTTGCTGATGACTTCGCCGATACATGGGAAGCGCTCGCTTCTCACAAGATCAAGGCGGCGACACGCGGCCGGCGGGCAGTCATCGCGACTTACTTGCGCAATCGGGCACCATTCATGAGCGAGAGCTCCGCACGGTAATCTCCGCATTCTTTAAGCAGTGGTGTAGGTGATCACGATAAGACCCTGGCGTCCGTTACCGCCGGACGTGAAGCTAACACCATCAGCACCCGCGCCCGCTCCCCCGCCGCCGTCGACTCCACCGGCACCACCGATTTGGAGGTTAGTCCCCCCCCCTCCACCACCGCCCGCGCCCGCCGTCGCACCGCCCGGCGCAGATGTGAATACGGTTCCTGCTCCACCATTGCCACCCCCAGCGCTGCCAGCCGCACCGCCGCTCGCCGTCCCGCCTGCTCCTCCAGCACCACCGGTCCCACTCACGGAGCTTGCGCCAGCTCCTCCAACGCCCGTCGTTCCTCCCGCGCCGCCGCCGCCGCCGCCACCGCGATTCCCACCGCCGCTTGATCCAGCGCCACCCGCGCCGCCATTGAAGTTGGCAGCAGCGCCCGTCCCGCCCGTTCCACCCGCACCACCGGAGGCACCGGGCGCCCCCGTTCCCTTCTTCGCGACGAGAGAGGTGACGTTGAATGTCGTATCTGTGCCATCGGCACCGGCCGCACCCTCAGAGCCGGAACCACCTGCGCCGCCCTGTCCGACGACATATGCGACTGTCGAACCACCCGGCGAGAAATTGGTGATCTTGCGATATTCCCCGCCACCGCCACCACCACCACCACCACCAATAGGAATGCTGATACGACTCGCCGCGCCGCCGCCGCCGCCACCGATCCCCTGTATGCTGTTGTTGGCTGCGTTGAAATCGCCCGGGACCGTCCAACTCGTCCCCGAGGTGAGGAAGATCACTTTGGTCGTGGCGGGGATCGGCTGCGCCGTGATTTGAGCCTGGCGGAGCATCCCCTCTGCCCCCGAACCGTTCGCATTCTCAATCGGCAACACACAGACGTACATGGTGGCCAATGTGGCGAGCGCCCCGAGATCAATGACCGCATTGCCCGCAGCATCAAGGACCACAAGGGTCCCTGCTTCGGTGGTGGCCTGGCTAGGAAACCCAGTCGTTGAGGTGGCCCAGCGGATAGCTCTACTGGCGGTCGCGCCGATGGTCAGGGTAACCTGTTGGGTGGCACTGATGGACAATGCGAGACTCGAAATATCCGGAGCCGCAAAGCCGATCCGGGTGCCGGCTTCTGTACTGCCCGTGATGTCCGCCCAGGAGCGCATGAATAGGGCGAAGGTCCGGAAGTCCTCGCTCGCAGCAGCGATGACGCCGATCGCCTCGACCTCCCCCGAGACCGGCCGGTCGTTCATCGGGTCGCGGCCAGCGAACAGATCCGTCGGGACCGCGACGCAGTCGCCCGGCTCGAGCTGCGGCTCGGGCGTATCGACCTCGAAGAACCAGAGCATCATCCCGGCACCGAAGGCCCCGACGTGCCGCTTGCCGATCCGGTCCGCCAGTGTCGCGCTTGGGATCCACTTCGTGATCACGTCCGGCAGCAGCTGGGGCGGGTCGATCCGCGCGCGCCCGAGCCGGAGGACCGCGGCCGCGTTCACCGCCTTGTGCTCCGACTGGTAGCGCTCCTCGGTGTCGTTCCATTGCCAGGGGATCCGTACCTCCGGGGCGCGCTGTCGATAGCCTGGCGTCACCGATGTCCACTTGATCCGCTCGCGGGGGAAGACGCGCGCGACCGCCTTGTCACCGAACATCCGGACCGACTTGATCCGCCCCTGCGAGGAGATGCGCGCCGAGCCGTCGAGGAAGTTGAGCGCATCGAGCTCGGCCTTCGCTTCCGACTCGGTCAAGATCTTCGAGACGAGCGTCGCGGCGTCCTGAATGCCCGGACCGAGGAAGCGACCCGAGACGCCGATCTTTGTGAGGATGTCGTCATAGGCAAATGCGAGGCTTTTGTTCGCATAGACGAGCGGCTGCGCGCTCTCCGTGACCGAGTCGAAGACGGGCAGGGTCCCCCGCTCGAGGCAGGTCACACCAAGCGCCGGGATGCCAACCTCGCCGTCGCCCGACTCCTCGTCGTCGATCAGGAAGTCGTCGATGTGCATCCAGCGCGGCCGCTCGGGCGTACCGACCCAGACCCGGAGTGTGACCTGGCCGATGAAATAGCCGCGGAGGAATTCGGTGACCCGATCGTAGGGGTTCTTTGGATCGCGCGGCAGAACGATGCGGGCGTTCGTTGTCTCCGCCACGAGCTGCAGCGGATCGACCGCCCAGCGCGCGGATTGGAGCCGCGCCCCATGGTGGAGCGGAACGGTCGTCAGCTCCCGCATTCCGAACTCGAATACCAGCGGTGTGGCATCGAGGTTCGGCGTCGATGTGAGGATGACCTGGCCCTTGCGGGTCTGCGTCTTCGTGATGCCGACGAGGTCATCTGTCGTCTGTCCGTCCGTGACGGTGACCCATGCAGCGTCGGCATCGTTGCGGAGTTGAAAGACGGCGGAGGCCCCGGGAGGGACATCGGCGCGGCAGATGAACTGGACCGTCTTGGTCGGTACGACCCCGAGGTCGAATCGCGAACCAGCGCCGGCGCCGGTGAAGGCAACCGTCGCCGTGCTCGGGTAGTCCCCCGACTCGACCCGGCAGCGGAGACACGCCCGGGTTGCCGCCCCACGCTCGGGCGATTCAAGGACCCACTTCCCGGTCAGGTCGAGGATCCGCATCTGCACGGTCTTGAGCGTCCGGCTGCCGGACACGATCACCGCAGTCGCCGAGTCCTGGCCCCATCCGACGTTCGTCGCCGGTGTCCCGTCCCGCTGCTGCGCCCAGATGAGGAACAGGGTGACCGGGCCGTCGAGGCTCGAGGCCGGGGTCGCAAGACTCGGGACGTAGCGCTTCGGGTGCGGCTTGTCGGCCTCCGGCTTCGTGGCCCAAGAGAAGACGACCTCCTCCGGCGTGTCGCCAGCCGTAGCGAAGACGCCGAGCGTGCTCGAAAGCGGCGTGACCTCAATGTCGAGGTGGTTCGAGAGCAGGGTCGGGTCGACCTGCGTTTGGTTCCATGCGTTGCCGCTCTCCGTCGCGCGATCGCCAAGCCTCGTGACGGCGTAGGGCCGCATCAGCCAGAGGTGTACGTTCCGCGGCTGCCCACCATCGACCCGGGGGTTCAGATAGGCAACAAAGCGATCAAGCGGGATGTCGCGAACGTCGTCTTTCCCCCATGCCATCCGAGCCAACAGGAAGGGACTCGCCGCCGCGCTGGCGTAGCTCCCGTCGAGGTCCTGCTGATAGCCATCCGAGACTGCATTCTCGACCAGCGTCTTGACCTTGTCAGCGAGGGCGACGCCACCATCGACCGGGAAGTCGACCGCGAGACCGGTGTGATAGTTGACGCCCGCCACGGCATCCCCGTTCGTGGCGAGGTTGTAGCCATGGACGACGAAGGCCCAGCCCCCCGGCCCGCTCGCCGACTTGATCCGCAGACGGAGCTCGCTCGTTGAGATAAGGCCGCCGAGTCGGATCAGCTCGTCCTCATGCAGCCAGCGGACGATCGCCCCATTCTGCCCGGCTGTTCGGAGGACCTCGTAGCGAATGGCCGCGCGCTCCGTCCAGGCGCCGGCGGCGGGGCGGGTGTCGATCGCTACCTCGACGACGTGCGTGTTCGTGCCGGCGCCCGGGATTACTGGCGTGATTTGGACGAGGAAGTGAACCTCGTAGAGGTCGTTCCCTGCCGGCGCATTCGCGAGGGTCAGGGCCGTCGTCTGTCCGGCGGCGGTCAGTGCGCTCGAGGCCGGGAAGTCGTGCGTCCGCAGCACAACCGAGTCGGCGAGCATCCATTGCGCGCGCCGGCGCCGCACGTCGGAGGAGACCTCGATCTCGGCGTCGATGAAAGTCCGAATCCTGGAGTCCGGGCGCCGACATTCGATCTCAAGGTCTGAGGTGAACCCCGCTCTCATGGGACGGCCAGCGCTTCGGCGAGCGTGTGGAGATCTCGGATGACCAGCAGGTCCAAGAGGACGCCGTAGAGCGAGACCGTAGTAGTGCCACCCACTTCAAGTGTCTGTATACCGAAGCTGGCAATGGGACCCGCCGCCGAACTCTCAGCCGTGAAACCACTGCCTACGTCGAGTTTGGTTAACCCGCCCGTCGTGAGCAGCCGATATTGCACACACATCTTCAATTCTGCACCAGCCGGGATGCCAGTTGTCTGCTGCACATCGGTCCCAGTGGAGTCGATGAACGATCGCAGTAGGCGTGTAGCCTGTTGAAAGTTGCCGCGGATCGCGGGTGACGTGGTCGAGATTCGATAGACCTGGGGTTCAGAGCCCAGGTCGCCAGAGGCGTCGGCATGGATCGGCCGCGCCATCCGTGCTAGCGCGGTGAGATCCATTGGCCCGAAGTTGAACGGTAGGGTGAGGCTGTCCGCTGCCCGGGTGAGCGGTACGGTCAGCGTCGGGATCGCACTGCTGGCGAACGCGCCGAGTTCGAATTGCGGCACATCGACCCACACGTCAAAGACGGGCTGCGCGGCGGTGTTGGTGATGATGTCCACGACCACGCCGGTCGTGCTGCCCGGGGCCGTGCCCGCCACCAGCAGGCGATTCCATCCGGCAACGAGGGTGACTGGCGTCCCGGCACTGGTCGAGATGTACGCAGCGCCATTGTACCAGTCGATTTGCACGCGCATGGCCTGCCCAATGGCGCTACCCGTCGCGAAGACCCAGCCGCTTGCCGAATAAACGCTGCCCGGAGACGCAGCGGGCTTGGCGCCGCTGCGTGTGGTGATGACGATTCCCGAGAACGTGTTGAGGACGGTCGTGCACTTGAGCGCCCACGATCCCCTTAGCGCATGGGCATTGTCACGGACAACCGTCGAACCGGCATAGGAGCCCGATCCCACGATGTCGGCTTCGTAATCGCTGTTATCGAGGAGATTCTGGCGGATTCCCTCCAAGAGAATCCCCGGCGTTTCCCGAATCCCGTCGCCGTCGAGATCCACCCACTCGATGCGCGGCACGTTCGCTGCGGCCAGTCGGATGATGCCGTCGCGGTCGATATACGTGGCGCACGTCGTCGCGTCGGCCCGGGTGAACGTCTCCTTGATTTCTTCCGTGCGACCGATTCCCACGCTGCCTACCGCGAGAACTCCGTAGCGTTGCAGGGTCCGACCGCCGACACGCAAGAGAATATTTCGCTCCATCACCTCCATCTAGGCAGCCTCCTTCGCGCTATGCTCGGTCCACTCGAAGTCGACGCGCGGATAGAACCAGTTGCGGCCCCTCTGCTCGATCTCGATCGTCCCGAGCCGCGGCAGGGCAAGGACCGCCCGGTCCGCCTGCTCCTCGTCGTGAATGATCCACATCGGCCGATTGAGGCCGAATTGGTACTGGATCTGATCACGCGCGACGCTGTAATCCAGAGGAAGCATCAGCCGCATTGAGACCCGGCCCTTTCGGCGGACCCAGACGCCCGATCGGATCTCCCATCCAGACTGCGTAACCGAGGCGCTCCCGCCGATCTCATGGGAGTCCGGCGCGATCGGCGTATCGAGCAGCGCTGGCGACCAGGCCAGGTCGAGCCAAATGTTCACGACCTGCGGCTTCAGGGAGGCGCCCATCGCCGGGATCCGAACTCGCCAATATTTCCCGGACCGCATGGGGAACCGCTTGATCCACGCGCCCTCCTCGGTCCGGACGCCGAGGGCGTCGTCGATATCTCCAGTCGCCGTCACCGTCGGCAGGACACAATCGAACGCCACTTGCGCGCTCGAGAAGTCGGAGACGTCGGCGACCTCCCCGATCACCTGCTTCCCGGCCAGGTTGTGCCCGCGGTCGATCACGCAGGTATCGGCCGATCGGGAGCGATCGCACGTCACCGCGCCGCGGACCTCCGTGTTCGCCGTTTCGTTCGTCCAGTAGTCGAAGGGGTCGCGGCAGGCGTCGCCGATCCGAGCGAACTCATTGCCGGCAATCTCCCCAGCCCCCGAGGCGGCCGTCGCGGCGAGGATGTGTAGCGGGTAGATGCGCCGACTAAAGAGGTTGCGGACGAGGAAGACCGGCTGGCCCATATTATCCCCCTACCCGGACGAGGACGCCGCGCGGGATCCGGATGACTCGATCAAGGCGGGTCCGCCGCCCGAGTTCGTAGACGATCTCGTCCATCATCTCCCCCGTCGACGACGAGAGAATCTGCAGCGTGAAGCGGTCGATCCCTTCGGGCCGCAGGTCTGCGGCATTGGTAACCTCGACCGGCAGCGGCCTCGAGCGCCCGAATAGGCCGCCCAGCAGCCCACCGACGAAGCCGATGACGCTCGACTCGATCGGCGTCACGCCGGGCAGGGCCTGCGCGATCTGCGTGACCGACTGGAGGGCACTTTGCACGACCGCCTGCATTGACTCCGCCGCTGCGGCGCCCATTGCCGCGAAGGCCTGCGGCAGCTGCGACCGCAAGACGCTAACCGCCTTGACGTTCGCGGCCGTCTCCCGCTCTCGCGCCGCCGTGGTCTGCGCAATCGCGCGCGGCATCCCGGCTCGCACGAGCTCCTCGATCCGGAGCGCCGCCGTTACGTCTTGCTCGGAGGCCCACAGCATCCGGTTCGCGATCGCGGCATCCTCCGAGGCCTCCCGCGCATTCTTCTGCGCGTCAGTCGAGAGATTGATAGCGGCCGCCCGCCGCTCCTCGGCCGCGACCTGGATCGCGACATCGCGGGTCCGTGGATCGGCCTGCAATTCGTTCTGACGCATGCGCTGGCGCACGTCGAGGTCGGAGGCTAACTCCCCGCCTGGCATAAGCGCGCCACTCATCTTCTGACGGTCGATCGCCTGGCGCATTCCGAGGGCCGCGTCCTGCTTCGCCCGGGTCGCCGCATCGGCAAAGTCCTGCATCGCCTTGTTGATGATGTTCTGCTGCTCGGCGATCTCCCGGTTGATCTGCTCGAGCTCCTCGGGGCGCCAGCCACCGCCGATCCGCGGTCCCGACAAGAGAGGTGCGCGCTTGAACCGCTGGGCAAGCGTTGGCTGGTCGCGTTCCTGAATCAGGTCGGCGATCTTGAGTTGGGCAGCATGAGCGACGCCAGAGGGCCCGAGCTTCGCGATCTCGGCTATCATGTCCTTCTGCGCCTGCGCGTTGTCCCGAGCGTCCTTCGTCAGGGCGCGGATCGCGAAGCCGACCAGCGCGAGGCCGGCCACGGCCCCAACCATGAGCGCAGATCCGCCGCCGATCTGCAGCAGCCCACTCGCCACGCGCCCGAGCGGCCCCGGGATGCCCACCGCCTGGAAGGCAAGCATCCGGATCCCCTGCTCGACTCCCCGCACGCCTTGCCCGGCGTCCGGCCCGGAGCGCTTCAGTTGCCGGAGCTGGTCGTTCGCCTTCTCAAGTCCAGCCGAGAGGCCGGAGTCTGAAAAGAAGGCTCTTACCAAAAAGTCGAACGCTACGGTCGCACCCTCGCCACCAGATGTGGCATGGTTGTGTGCTTGTGACGATTGCAGGAAGCGCAGGCTGGCCGAAAATTGCTAGGCCAGTTGCTACCGCCGCGCGCTAGGGGAATAACATGGTCTAGGTGTTCCCAGGGAGCACCACAGATCCAGCAGCGCCAGCCGTAGAACGCGATCCGCGCATCCAATTGGGCGGCGGATGCCGTCCCTTGGGCTCTGATTTTCCTTGCCCTACGGCGATTTTCCTTGAAGCGGCAAAGCTCCCTGTGACGCTCACGATGTGATGCCTTCCATGCGTTCGCGCGCGCAATGATCTGCTTGCGGTGCGCTTCCAGATAACGCTGGAGCGCGGCGTCACGATCACCGCCGTAACCGTGCATTCGGCTGCGATGAATGCTAGCCGCCTTCAGTGTCGCGAATCGGTGCCCGCAATCCGAGCAGCCATACAACCCCGTTCCACGTTCCTGCTCGCGCTGCCACCGGCGGTAGTGCATCGGACAGAGACCGCGCGCGCCCCCGTAGATCGACTTCCTGCAGTGCTCGACCGAGCACGGGCGAGTCCCACGCCCCCAATGCAGGCGGGCGTGAACATCCAAGGCATCGGCCTTCCAGGCGGCTTGGTAGTGCCGTCGGCAGAGTCCGCGTGCGATCGCCACCGCCCCGCAGATACAGGTCGTCAGGCTACCCCCCTCGGGAAGCTTGGTCGGCCGATGCCGGCGAGCCGCTCGAGCGCTGCCTTGTGCATCGACTTCATGGCCAGCTCAGCGCCGTCGTTCGCGGGCTGGGCGAGTTGGAAGGCGTCCGCTCGGAAGACCCGCTCGCGCGCCTCGTAGCGCCCAGTGCGATCGACGAGGCTCGTGAACTCGTGCCAGGTCATGGCCTCAGGCGGATAGTGCTTGTAGCGGTCCAGATAATCCCCGACCATGTCGACGAGGCTCGGGGGCTGCTCCGCCGGGACCTCGCCGCTCACGCGCCCGTCAGCACGGCCGATGCGGGTGCCGCGGGGGCCACGGTAGACCCGGGCGTCATAGTCCCCAGACGGGCCGCGGTACGCCCTGGCCGCAGCGCGTAGATGAAACGGCTGATCAGGTCCGTCAGCTCGAGCATCGTGATCTTCGGCTCGCCCGACGGCAGCTTCCCGAGTTTCTCGATCAGCGCCGCCTCGGTGATGCCGGTCGCCTCCTCGAACTTCGCCCAGAGCTTGTTGAAGTCCTCCTGCTCGAGCGTCTCGGAGAACTTGTAGAGCAGCGCCTTGAGCGTGAGGCCGGTCCGGAAGCCAATCAGGTGTCCCGTGATCGGCGCGCCGTTCGGGAGTTCGAGTTCGAGCTCAATATAGGAGTCGCGTGCGTCGTTGTCTGGCATGAGTCATCCGTGCCGGCAAGGCCGGCGGTCTTCGGTGAGGCTGACCCGGTCGCTGGGGGACTGGGCCGGAGGGAAGCGATCCGGGAAGCGGCAGCCCTGGCTTATAGCGGGCCGCTCCCCGGGGTCATGCGGTCAATCGAATTGCAGCGTCCATTGCTCAACGAAGGCGTCAAGGTCCCAATTGGCGAACCCCTTCGCCGCAGCGAACCGATGCTCCGTGAGGGAGAGGTTCGTCGACACCAGCTTGATCCGATTGAACGCGACGGCCGGACCGAAGGTCATCAACAGCGCCCGGGTTGTCCGGGCCTTGAGATCCGCCATCGGATCATAGGTCGCGAGAGCGATCTTCCGGAAGTTGAGCTTGAAGCGCGGGTCCGTATCACCGTAGTCGAACCCGGCAATTCCGTCGAGCGCGTTGCCGGACTCGAGAAGTTCGGGGTCCATTCCGATCGGGTCGAACTCGCCCGAGAGCCAGTCGACCGCCACGCCGCCAACCGAAAGGCCCGTATTGACGCCAGCTACCGGTTCGGTGGAATCGTATACGAAACCGCCCGGCAACGCCGTCGTCGCGGGATCCGCGAACAGCATGCCGAACATCACGAACTCGTGGATCGCCACCTCGCCGACGGCGAGCGGCCAGCGGAAGCGACCGCGACAGTCCCCAAGCTTGAACAGAGCGCCGCCAGCGTAGGCATATAGCGCCGCCATCTCATGCGACTGCGAGGCCTGCGTGTACTGCCAGAGTGAGGTTCCGTCGATCTGCGTGAAGCCGCAAGCGCGGAACAAAGGGTCGGCCTCGGGCGGGACGTCGGAGCCAGCCCCGCGTGCCTCCCAGGCCACGGTAATCTTGCACCAGCGGCCCCGTGGGAGCGCTGGCTTCGCGCGGGAGATGGTCCCGGTCGCGACGGCCTCGCGCATGTTCTTCCACTGGTAGTCGATGACGATGTTCGACCACAGCCTCCGGTTGATCCGGACGGCGTCGGTGCCGACGACCGGCACGGGGTCCGTAAACGGGGTCGGCTGGATTTTGGCCAGGAGACCGTCGAGCCGTTCAACTTCTGGCATACCCTACTCCTCCCGCTCGCGCTGGTGGACCCTCTCCTCCGGCGGCGCCTCGAGGCACTCGCCCGTCTCGGCGTCGTAGGATCCGCCCTTGGGCGCCTCTTTGGTCGGCTCAGTTCGCAGCGACTTCACCTCTTCCGGCACGGCTGTAGTCTTTACCTCTTCCGGCACGGCTGCAGTCTTTTTCTTCGTTTCCATCTGTTGCCTCCTAGACTGGTTCGTCCCGATCGGTCAGCGGGAAGGTCACGCGCGCGGTCCTGTACCATTTCCCGGCGCCGTCCTTCTCGTAGCCATCACTCAGGTCGACGCGCGCGGACCCGACCATCTCGGCCGCGCCGAAGACGCCTCCCGAGCCGCCGCTGTTCGGCATCTTGTCGACGCAGCGCATCAGCGCCTCGGCGGCGAGCTCAGCCTGGATCGCGACCGCAACGGGATCGGTCCCATTGCAGAAGTAGTCGAGGAGGACAGCATTCACGTTGTCTCGCCAGCCGGTCCCGACCTTCGCCTGCGTGTCGGCACCGCGGCCCCAGATGCTGATCGTCGGCTTCGCCGCGCCAAGCGTGATCGACTTTCGAACGTCCTGTCGCTTCTCGATGGTCGCCGTCGCGACGATGCCCGTCAGGCCCGCCTTGCTCGCGATCACGGCCGCCATGTCCGTTGCATAGTTGGCGAGGATGATCTCGTGGGCCTTTTCGACCGCATCGTATATCACTGGCCGAATGTCCTCCGCAGCTGCGCCTCGAGGCTCGCGATGATCTCGGCCCGCTGGGACTCAAAGGCGTCCTCAACCCATGGATTGCCGGGAACGAAGCCGATCGCGCCGGCCTCTCGCCGCGCCTTGAGGCTCGCCCGCAGCTCCGCCCGGCGCTGCCGCTTCTTGCCCCGCGGCGCCTGGTCGATGGAGTCGCGGCCCGGCCCGCGCGGGACGATCTCGTGCCCCTCGGCCACGAGGTGCGCCACGGGGTCGCCAGAGCCGACGAGGACCTTGACGCCATTGATCAGGCCGGCCGATACCGCAGTCATCCGCAGGCCGAACCCCGCCTGTCGCAACTTTCCGGTCTTGCCGACCGGCGCCCCCTCCTCGAGTACCCCGAGTAGCGGCTGGAACGCCTCCGGGAGGGCGCGCTGGATCTCCTGCCAGACCTCTTTCCCGTTCATCCGCTCGAGCTCGGGCGGGATCTCAATGACGACCGTCTCAAGGTTCGGCATCAGGCCGCCAGGCTCACAATCTCGTGCGTCACGAGGTCAAGTATCTGCCGCGCTCCATCAGGATCGGAGATGGAATCGATCTCCCAGCGCCGACCGATCTCCTCAACGCACATCTTGACGGTGAAATCCGCGCGATACCGGATCCGGAAGACGGTCGCGCCCTCCGCAACTAGGCCGGATCTATCCGTCCCGCCGAGGTCCTTGCGCGAAGCCCAAACCTTGGCGACGAGGTTGTAGGTGACCTGCGCATCCCCAGCGGTCTCCGTCGGAGTGGTGATCGAAACGAGATGGTTGAGACTACCCGCTGCTATCATCAAGTCCTCTTATGCGAGAACGCCCGCCCGATGCGCTGGGCGGGCGTCCCCATGGTCCTGCTGCAAAGCCGCCCCGACCTAGTCGGTAATGACCGTCGGCGGCGTCACCTGCGGATACCGCGGCTCCAGAATCGCGACCGCCGCAGTGAGGTTCGCTACGTTCGAGGCACCCGTGGTGATCGCGATGCAGTCGAACCCGCCGCCCACGTCAAGCGCCGCAGCCTCGATCTGGAAGGCCACCACTTTTCGCTTCACCGCAGCATCGGTCGTATACGACGTGCCGTCCGCGGCCCGCACAAGCGCCTCGGTCGTCACCTCGTCGAGACATGCCCAAATCGGGACGACGTTCGCCAGCACCTTAGAGCCGGTGCCAGCGACCGCCGTCGCCTGCTTCGGCGTCAGCGCGATCGTAGCCGCATTGGCCTGGTCCATGTAGACCAGGATCCACGCACGGAGCGCGTCCTTCACGGTGATGTAGCGGCTCGTGCGCCCCGCCGCGTCGGTCGCCGGTGGAAGAAGCCCGACAACCTTTGCCCCTTCTGTGAGATGCAACATGTCCTTCACTCCTTCCCGGGAGTCCCCGGGGACTCAGGGTTACCGGGTCTGCAGCGTGACGATGTTCGACAACGTGTTCGTACCCTTGAACGGCGTCAGCGCCGAGTTGAGCCATGACTCACCGTCGACCGCGAGCATGAAGCGGAACGCGGTTTCAGCGAACTCGAACCGGACGTGGATCGACGTGGCGTACTTCAGGCCGGCCGATCGCACACCCGTGAGGTACGTCTGCAAGTTCACGAGAATGACGTCGCCCTCGGTGGTGAGCGACTGGCAGTACTCGACGAACCGGATGGGGCGCCCCTTCAGCGTGTTTCGCTCGGCGTTGTAGATCATGGATGCGAGGCCACCGACGTTCTCAGACCCCGCCACGTTCTTGATGGAGGTGAAGAAATCGTCGAGCGTGGGCTCCACATCCACATTCATCAGCCAGACTGCGCCCCCGCGGAGCCGGGGGTGCATGCGCGCCCACATCTTGTTCGCGTTGGCCTTGAGGAAGGTGCCGCTCGCCTGGGAAGTTTCCTTGTTGACGACAACCTTCGAGCCCGATCCCATCAGGCCTTTCGGCTGGCCACCCCCGATACCGTTCACGATCGCGTCGCCGATCAGGAAGCCCAGCTCGTCCTTGGCGGCCCGCGAGAGGAACTGCTCGAGCGCGGCCGCATTTTGCAGCGCCTTGTCCGTGCAGTAGACGAGCACGGCTAGCTCTTTCGGCTCGATCTTGATCTGGCGGAGCTTGGGCTTGGACTTCGTGATCTGGTCCGCTTCGTTGATCCAGTAGCCCTGGATCCCGCCGTAGCGCGAGCCGTTCACGCGAGACGTTTCGGCGTTGGCGTTGAAGGTCAGCGACTCGCCCTCAACGGAGTACTGATCAGTCTCGCCGATCAGATTATCGGCTTGTGCGTTCAGGCCATCCCAGATGGTGGTAACGAACTGCGGTGCCACCGCGAATCCGCCCTCCGACGGCACCATCTGGTTCATGCCGCTGGCAGCGGCGAAGAGGCGTTTGTCGAAGGTCATGCCCGGCGAGTAGGCCGCCCGAATGGCCTGCATTTGCTCGCCGAAGGTGAGCCAGGGGCGATCGGCTTCGCGCTCATGTCCACCCGTGACGACGAGCTCGGCGCCTGGCTGAGCGGGGACGGTCGCGACAGCAGTCGCTTTTCGCTCGGCGTCCATCACGGACTTCTCGCGGTCGATCGACGCTTCGAGGTCCTTCCGGACGAGGTCGAGCCGCTTGTAGTCCTTGTCCTGCTCGGCCGTCAGGATCCCGTTTGTGGCCTCAGCCGCTTCGAGGATGGCTTTCATGGCCACCACCGTCTCGCCGTGCTGGGCCTGGTACTTCTCCAGTCGCGTCATGCGTCCGCTCCGTGTTGGGCGGGCCTTGATCGCAACCGCGTGATTGTGGGGAAAGACGAAAGCGGGCAAGGACACCGCGCCAGAGTGTGTGCTCTAGTCGCTAAGTCCCCGCCCGCTGCCGCGTAACGGATGACCGACGTCGATTTTTACTGCTGGTGCCGTCAGGGACGCTGCCGCGTCCACCTCGGGCGTCAGACCTTACGTTAGGAGATCTCCGTCCGGCTGTCAAGTTCTAACCGTCGGCGAAGGATATCAGCTCGGGGCCCCGTACGCAGCGTGACCCGTTTGGCGAGTCCCGCCAGGGCGTCGTCGAAGCCGCCGACGCGATCGGCAAGATTCGCTTTCACCGACTGTGTGGCGCCAAGCATGCGGCCCTCGCCATAGCCGTTGCGCACGTTGGTCTGCGTGTCGCGCCGGCCCGCGGCCACCGCCTTCACGAACCAGCCGTAGACCTCGTCGACCCGCTGCTGAATGAACGCCTCGAACTCGGGATCGAGGGGCTCCCACTTCGCGCCCTCGAGCTTGTACTTCCCGGCGCTGATCGCGCGGACCTTGATGCCTTCGCTCGCCAGCTTCTGCGACCAATCCTCGTGCAGCATGTACACGCCGATCGAGCCGACCTGGCCAGAGGGAGTCACGACGACCTCGTCGGCCTGGGAGGCGAGCCAGTACGCCGCCGACGCGATGAAGCTGTTCGCGAATGCGGTGATCGGCTTGATGCCGCGGGCGGCCGCGATCTTCATCCCGAGCTCAGGAATGCCGTCCACCGTGCCACCCGGCGAGTCGATGTCGAGGAGGATGGCATCGACCTGCGGGTTGCTGAGCGCCGCGGCGAGCTTCGCACCGATCTGGTCGGTCGATGTGCCCAGACTCTGGGGGTGCTGCGCGATCATTCCGTAAATCGGGATCACCGCCACCGTGGTCGGCGTAGCCGCTTTGCCCCGTTGCGCTGGCGTCGCGGCGCCGAGCTCGGCATGCAGCTCGGCGCCATCGAACGCTTCGCCGCCGAGCTTGCGCTGGAAGATCTGCGCGAGCTTGACCAGTGTGTCGTGCTCGAGGAGGACGGGTTGAGAGAGCGCGCGGACCAGCTGAACGATCTGGCTTCCCATGGACTACTCCTGTCGCGCGGCCGCGCCGGCTGTGAAAGTCTCCTCGAGGATTTCCGTAATCTCGTCCCGCCGACGCGCCAGGAAGTCAGGTACCGCGGCCGCGATCAGGCCCTCGGCTGTCCGCTGAATCGACCCGGCCGCCTCCTCAAGCACCCAGTGCTCAAAGCCAAACGCCTCGCCGATCGGTGCCAGGACCTTCACGACGTAGTCGCGATGGGCGGCGTAGTACTTCGTCACCCAGGCCGCCCACTTCACCGTATCCGTGGCGCGCGCCGCTCGACGGCCGACATCATCAATCTCCCGGCTCGCGATCCGGTGCACCGCATCCGCCAACAGCGGCGCCGGGATGATCCGAGCCTGTTCCTGAGGTTTCGGCTTCGGGTCCGGCTCCTTCGGTCCTGTCCCCGCGTTCGGGGCCGCACCGGTCGGCGTATCGAGATACTCCTCCCCGCCGCCATCCTTGCGGGGATTCATGTTGTCGCTGAGGCGCCACTCGTCCGGGTTGATCACTCCGTTCCGCCGCTTGATCTCGTTCACCTGGGCGCGCTGCATCGAGTCCCCACGCAGCAATCCGTCGAGGTTGAACTCGAAGAAATACTCCTCTTGCTCCTCGGGCTGCAGCAGATCCCGATTGAGTGCCTGTTCCCAGCGCACGATACTCGGTAGCATCCCGTAATTGATCCACGCTTGTGTCTGCTGCTCGATGCCCGTGCCCCACGTCGTGGACTTCTCCTCGAGGCCGATCATAAACAGCGGAATCCGACCGAAGAAGCGAGCAATGTCGGCGACTTGGTAGTTCCGGGGATCGACAATGAAGCCGTTGTCGTCATGCTTGCCGAGCTCTGTCGCCGTCATGCCGCCCCAGAGGAACATGGTCTTGGAGCGGTTACGCCAGCCGGCGTAATTGTCGTTCACCATCTGGCGATAGGCGGCCTTCGTCTTCTCGTCCGGGTTCGTCGGCAAGCTCAGCGCGAGGCGTCCGGTCGCGTCATTGCGGAAAAAGCCCCCGACGAAGGCCTCAGCCGCGGCCGCAACGGCGATTGCTTCTTGGGCAACCACCGCGCGCCCGACGGCTGCGAAGCCATCCTGCATGAGGTCGCGCACATAGAGCACCTCATCCTGCAACAGGATCTTGGACTGGCGGGTGACTGGATCGATGACCTCCCAGCGCAGTCGGTTGCCATCGAGGAGCTCGGTTTTTGTGATGTCACTCGTCTTGTACGGCACTAGTTCGACGCGATCGCGACGGGTATGGATTTCCGCCAATGCGAGCCCGCTGAGGTTGACGCGACTTTCGCCCCGGGTAAAAAAGTCGATCGCCGTATCCTGTCCGTTCGGAGTTTGGCGCGCGGTGCGGTAACAGCGGTGCTCCTTCGCCCGCTCGCGACCGCCATTGTCTAGCCGGCGATAGAGGTGACACGGAAGCGTGCCGATCGTTTCCGCCTTCAGGCTCACACAAGCGAACACGGTCGAGATCCGCATCACCGTCTCACGGGTGATTGGATAACCGGCCGCATTGCTCGCATCCCAGGAGTTGTACGGGGTCCAGAGCCGCGGATCATCGAAGGGGAGCGAGCCCTGATCAGCGCGCAAACCGGAACGCTCGAGCGTCGAGATAATGCCCACTTAGGGCCCCTTCCGTGGGAGAATCCGCGGCAGAAAGACGCCGAGGAGGGCCAGCGCGACGCCGAGGCCGATCGTTGCCCACGGCCGCGAGAGTTGCGCCGCGCCCCACGTTGCGAGCGCGAGCCCGATGTAGACGTGCACGTCGCGCACATCCACATCGGGACGCGGAATGCGGGGAAATCGGAGCCAGGAGGGCCGCTTCATGCGAATTCCATCAGGAGCCCGCCGTCGCCCCAACTCTCGCGGATCACGCCGTCGATGCCAAAGATCGTCGCCACGGTGCCATCGATGCGCTTCGACTGGCGTTTGGGCTTCACGGGGCGGATCCGGCCCGCATCGTCCCGTTTCACGGATACGTTTTCCATGTTCCAGCGCAAAATCCGCTGGCCGTCATGGCGCACGCGCTTCGCGCGGATCAGCGACTCGAAAACCATGCTCGGCTCGGAGAGATATTTGTAGTTCTGTAACAGCTCGACGCAGCGAAACCCGGCCGCCAGCAGATTGATCGCGATGGACGTGGCGAAGGCTGGGTCATACTTGAACGTGGCTTCCCGAATCCGGGGGAAGCGCTCGGCAATCGGGCCGCGGATATCGCGCAGGATACGATTTTCGTCGATCATCGGCCCCGGGGTCGCCGTCACGAGCCCCGCGCGCACCCACTGTTCATAGGGTACGCCATCCATCTTTTCGTGCTCGCGCATCGTATCTTCGGGAATCCAGAAGAATGGCACGCACGTGATCGCAAAATTGAGCGACAGGACCCGTTTTTCGGGCAGAGCGTCCCCACCAACCACTTCGACGTCGAGCGCCGGCTCCTCAAGTCGCCGGGGGAACGTCAACACCAGCGACGCCAGATCGTGCTTCTGAGCCATGTCAAAGCCGGGGAATACCGGCAACTGGAGGAGCTCCGCATCCGTGAAATCACCGCGGCAGGCATCCCACCAGTCGATCGGAATCCATGCCGAGGCCTGATTAACCCATCGATTCCCGTGGAATCGCAGGAAATCGTTCAGTTTCCGCGGCTCAACCTTGGCTTCCTCGCACTCCGCCGCGATGCCGTCGACCTGGACGGTGATACCGTAGCCGGGGTTCACGCGCGCCCAGACCTTCGGATCCTTCCAGTCATCCTCCGGCGTCATCTCGAAGATCACCGGCAGGCACGATTCGTCCGGGATTTTGCCGCTCAGCACGCCTTTCGCGTACTCGTACTCCTCATAGCAGATGCCTTCGTCATCGTCGCCGGCATGCGTGATCATCAGCAACAGCGGCTGGCGTCGCTTCACGAGCGACTTCTTCAGCGCCTCGTACAGATCACGGTTCGGCTGGGCGTGGAACTCGTCGAACAGCACGCCGTGCGGGCGGAATCCGTGTTTCGTCGACGCATCCGAGGAGAGCACGCTGTAGGCCGAGCGACTCGCCGGGTGGTAGATCGAGTCGCGCCGCACCTCGCACATCTCGAGCAGCTCCCGGGATTCCTCAACCATGATCTTGGCGTTGTCGTGAACGATCCGCGCCTGTTTGGTATCGGCCGCGACCGCGTAGATCTCGGCCCCTGGCTCGTTGTCGCAGAGTGCGAGATAGATACCCGTGCCGGATGCCCATGGGCTCTTGCCGCCTCCCTTCGGAATGAAGGCGAACACTTTACGAAATCGACGCATGCCGTCACCGGCCCTTTTCCAGCCGAAGATCGGACGCGTGAGCAGCAGTGCTTGATAATCCATCAAGTCGAAGGCTTTGTGCGCGAATTCCCCGATATGGTGCGTCAAATAGGCGGGGAAAAAGTCTACCGCCTTGTCGGCCGTCTTCGTGTCATAGAAGTACTTCCCGCCATGCGACTCCCAGCGACTGCGCTCCTCACACCATGTCGCCTGGATCCGGATGCTGGTGCCAGGCCAACGATCCCATGGTGCGGGACCATCACCCCACCACCCGCCGGCAGGCCGTTTCGGCTTCCCGGATCGCCGCGATCGCGTCGCCGTGGCAGTCATGTACCGAAAAACCGCTTCCGCTTCGCATCAGGCTTCGATTGCGACGGCGTTTTGATGCGTGTGCGCGCGACGGGATCGAACCCGAGATCGCCCAGCAGTTTGTCGTAGCGCTTACCATCTGCCGTCGTTAGCTCGTTACGGCGCGATTTCGCCCACAGCTTGGCCGTTTCCTCGAGCTTCGGACGTTCCGCTTGCGTGAGCCATATCTGCCCAAGCGTCGCCAACTCGCGCCAGCGCGCGCGCGCTTCGGGACCGAGGTAAGACGGAGGCTTCCCGACGCCCAATGTCGGCTCCGGCTCGCCCTCGCGATCCTTTTTCCGCTGCGGATTGCGCCGAAACGCGCCGCGGATCTCGAGGATCTTTGTCGGTGTGCGTTTACGACCTCTCACGAAATCCCCATATGCTCAGGAACGCCAATTCCGTGGACGTGCGCGCGAAGGCTTCTGGTGGTCTTGGGCGCAGGGCGCCAGAGTTTTGATGCCCCCCCCCTACTCATAGCGAAACTCATGCAGGCAGCGGTGGCTCGTCATCAGCCGCTCGTAAATGGGCAGGTTGTTCACGATCGTCCCGGTGAGCGTAGGCTCGCGGTGCGTGTACATGTCGGCTGCTGCCTGCTTGATGGCCATGCGAATAAGCTCCGGGACTTCCTCACCTGTCACCTTACCAGCCACATAGGTGATGATGACCGCATTCGGTACAGTTCTCGTCGCTGGCCACACTTGGTTAGGAGCGAGATGAATGCGTGCTGGATCGGATGCGGTATCCACCACATAGACCGATCCACTGAGCACAATCGTATTCCCATCCGCGTCCACATACTGCAGTTGCGTCACACTGGTGAGGTAGGGTCCATCCTTAGGTGCTGGTCTGGGCAGCAGGATCTCCCAGCAGGGGAACGCATCTAGGCGTAGTACCCATGTTTGCGCCGTGAGTGCACGAGAGAGCTCTTTCTCAACTTCTTCCTCCGCAGCGAGAGCGATGTCCTCGATGCTGTCATTCTCCTCGTCCCATGTCACCCGCAGGTAGTGCTTCAGCTCATCAATGCCGACGACACGAACGGCGGGGGCAACCGTGCGCACGAGATTCCAGGGGATCGCCGCATAGTCCCTCATTGCTCTCCTCCGAACGCTTTCAGGTAGCGCCATCCCTGCGGTGCCGGCGCGCCTGTCTTGGCTCCCTCTTCACGCAGGCGGATACCGAAGAACAGATCGCGCCGCTCCATCGCCGTCTTGAACGAGTGACACGCACCGCGGGGGCCGATCGGTCCGGGCGCGCCGCAGAGTCCTTGTCCATTCTCATAGCTCCAGTCATCAGCACTAGGCTTCCGGGGGATCACATGATCCGCATGGGTGCTCGGCACCGCGCCACATCCACGGCAAATGGGATCTCGCGAGAGAATGTCCTTACGCCATTCCCGCTGTTGAGCACCAAGACCTCGCGCAGTGCTCGATCCTCGCTGACGCTCGCGCGCACGTTGATGCTCGGGACAAGGCCCGCCCGTCGAAGGATTCGGGCAGTACGGACTCGCCGAACAGGTCTTCAGTGGCGCGCACGCCATCAGCTGCTCGCCTTCGGCACAACGGTCACATAGATGTAGCCGGACGTTGGGAACACCGCCGGCCCGCCCGAGAGCCCCGTGACGGTGAACTGCCCGTAGTAGACGCCTGGCGTATCGCTGTCCACACCCGCCCATAGGTATTTCACCATGCCAGCAACTGCGCTCACGATCACCACCGGTGCCGCATTCACCTTCACGGCGCCCGTGCGC